CGTCACCGACGCACACATACACGTTTCCGGTCGTGCCGCCGCCGTCAAAAGCTGTCACCAACTCCATCCCGATCAGCTCCACCCTCTGCTTCGCCGTAACCGCCAGCGCCGGCATCGTCTGCGGCGTCGCCGCATTCGTCTCCGTCAGGTCCGCGTGCGTGATGGTGGCAACGTGGGTCGCCCCCACAAACCCGCGCTCCTGTTCCGTCAGCGGTCGTACCGTCGCCGCCCACCCGGCGCCCGCAACCAACAGCCCCACCATCAATCCAAAACTTGTCCTCATCATTTTTCCTCCTTTTGTTTCTTTCCTATCCTGGGAGCGCGGGCGTCACGCCCGCCTTGTGTCCCCCCGGCCCCCGGCCGCCGCGGTCGCCCGCGGCGGCCTTCAGCCGCGCGTTTAGCTGGATATGGTCGCCATGCACTGCCCGGTCGGGTTCTTGCACCGGAGCTGAAATACCGCATCGTGATACCCGCGCGGCCCGCCCGACTTCGGCGGCTCCTTCCAGGCTGTCGGATTGTCAAGGAAGCACAGCTCCCACATGTCCAGGTCCAGGAATATCCCGCTCCTGGTCGAGTAGTCCGTTGCCGCGCCGGTCGCGGGCGTGTGCAGCAAGTACCAGCTCGGAAACACCCGCACTATCCCCGCGTCGAACTCAAAAAAGTCAACCACCTGCATCCACTTTTTGTCCGCCGCGTCCAGGTTGTACTTCTGAAGCGCCTGCGCCGTGTTCACATCCTCCACATGCCTCTGCGCCCAGGTGCTCATCTGCGTCTTCAGCTTGATCCCGACAAATGCCGTCAGGTCAACCGCTTCCTTCTTCTGCGTCGCGGCCGCCTCCAGCATGGCCTCAAGCGCGCTCGGCACAAAAAGCGCAACCGTGGAAGAATATGCGCATGCCGCCGCCGGCCGGTAATTCGAAGGCACCGGCTTGGTCGTCTGCGCGCTCGGGCTCAACCAGGAGAACGCGCCCCTCGAACAGTACGGCGTCGCGCCGCTTTCCACCGCCGTGTCGCTGTCGCTCAGGAGCTGCTTCTCGATCATCTGCGCCAGGATCAAGCCGTCGTCCCTCGCCTGCTTCGCCTCTTCCTTGCCCTTGACCCCGTGTGTCTGCGTCAGGTTCGCCAGGCGGGAAACCATCCAGCCTGCCGTCCGCATCCACATCGCATACGCCTCGATCTGCTCGCGGTTCGTGTGCTCGAACGTGGTCATGTCCGTGCCATCCAGTGTGCCGGCAAAAGCCCGGTCCGGATACACTTCAACAGGCCACTGGCTCAGCATCTGCACCGGCTTCTTCCCGCGCTTCAGCAGCCGCGAAAACGGTACACGTTCGCTCTGCGCGTTGAAGATCGTGTCTCCAACGTCCGCAACCTTCAGCACTTGATCAGCTTCATAGAGTCCAGCCATCGTTATGTCCCTCCCCCAAATATTTTCTCGTATTGCGTCTGGAGCGCATCTTTGTTGCCGCCCGCGCGCTTGAACTCGTCAGCATTGAATCCGGCTTTGGCCTTCTGCGCGCCGCTCACCGGCGGACGCCTCGGTGCCCCGCCGCCTTCCGGAAGTTTCGGCGGCTTCGGCAACGGCGGCTTCTTCTCGTCTCCGCCTTTTGCCTTCATGCCCAACCTCAACTTCCGGCCCGTCAGCATGTCCTCGCGCATTTGCTTGGCCCTCTCAAGCCACAGCGTCCGCGCCGGGCCGGCCACATCCAACAGCTCATCTTCGATTGCCGCTTCCCGGTCCGCAACCTGTTCGGGCGTCATGCTCGGGTCCTCTTTCGTCCCCGCGCCTTCGTACCCGTCTCGGTGCGTCCGGCACCATCTCTTCCAGGCGCGCAGATTCTCGAACCGGCTCAGCATCTTAGCCTCTTCTTGGCTCACATATTCCGGATACAAGCCCATTTTCGCGATAGCCTGCACATGCTCGTCGCTCAGCTTGCTCTCCAGCGCCTTCAGTTGCTCCGCCGCTGCCGCCGCTTCCGCCTCTGCGTTCTTGCGCTTGACGTTCAGTTCATGGATGCGCTTGTTGATCTTTGCCTGCGCTTTCGCGCTCAGCCCTTCAACTTCGCCTTCCTTGATCTGCCCGTCCGCGTCCGCGTCTGGTGCCTGGTCTTCGGCTTCGGACTCCTCGTCCGGCTTGTCTTCCGGCGCGGGCCCTGCCAGGTCCAGGCGTTCCTCGATCGTTTTCGCTGCGTTTCGGGTCCCGGTGCTGCCCTGCTCTTCAAGCTCAGTCGCCGTTTCCTCAGTCGCCGCTTCACTGTTTTCAGCTTTCGCATCCATGATGTTTTCCCCCACCATTAAGGTTCCCTGCCGGTATTTCCGTGGCGCCCGCAGTATCCGCCTGAACACACACCTCTCTCATTTCCATCATTCCCGCAACCCGCGACGCCGCGAATTTTCACTCTCAGCACCAAATGAACCAAATCCCCATCCAAAAAACACAAAAGGCCGGGGTTGCCCCCGGCCTTATTCCGTCCTCCTGGGACCGCGGGCGTCCCGCCCGCATCCCCGCCCCCTTATCCCGTTTTCCCCTCATTCGCCCGCTTCACCAATTCCAGTATCCGCTCCTGCGCGTCCATCATCCGGCTTATGCCGCCAGCATAAAATGCCCGCGCGCTATCCTCCAAATTGCACACTGCCACGCTCTCCTTGTCCAGCTCCTCCATGCCCGCCAGCACGCACAGCACCCCAACCAGCAGCGGCGTCTCCGGGTCCACCGCAAAGCATTCCAGCAGCTTCTTCCCATTCATCTCCGGCACCTTCACACTCTTCGCCTTCCTCTTCCTCCAAAACATTCTTTCCCCCTTTCCGTCAACCTCGTCAATCCGGTCCATTGCGTCCCGCCCTCTCTACGGCCCGCTCCACTTCCTTGCGCAAATACCTCCCCCGCTTCCGGCCCGGCCACCTGATTTCATGCAACACCCCCGCCGCCACCGCTTTCCGCAAATCATGCCTGGTCAGCCCGGCCCAGGCGCATATATCCTTCGCGCGCACAAACACCGTATCAGGCAACTCCGCCATCACTCACCTCCTCTTGGCAAATGCCTCGCGCCCCTCATAATCCGGCCGCCCGCGCGCCGCACGCCATACGCAACTCCGCCACGGCCCGCGTAATCGTTCGGTCCCACGTCCTCACATTCTGCCATGAAGAAATACCGCATAAGGTCTATCGGGTCCTTGCACGCCCCGTTCTGCCCGTCCGCGTTCATCCAGTTCTCCAGCGCATATATCGAATTCTCGCATTCCTCGCTTACAAAGAAATGCGGCGGATTCACGCCCTCCTGCCAGTCCAGCGCCGAATTGATTTTCGCCACCCCGTCGCATATATCCGCGCCCGGAGTCAAAAAGAAAAACACGTTCAATTCGTCGAACAGCGTCTGCAATGTCACCGGCCGGTCCTTCTCAATGCGCGGCGCGCTCGCTGCCCTGCTGTCTATGAACCGGCTCGTTATTACCTCGTCCGCTCCATTGCGCTCGTCCCAGGCGGCCAGCTCCTCTTCCGCCGGATACTCCTCCCTGGTGGCCCCGCGGCCGGCTCCCCCTGGGACCGCGGGCGTCACGCCCGCATTCCGATCGCCACGCCACCTCTTCCAATCCTCCCACCCTTCCAGCCGCGCCATCTCAAACTTGTATCGCGCATTCCCAAACCCAAATGCAGGCCGCTGCCCTTCCCCCGGCGCCCCGTCGTTTCTCCCATCCTTCCGCCCGCTCGGTATTGCCCAGGGCCCCGGCACACCTACACCCGGTATCGCGTACTTCCCAGGCCATTCCCGGTACAGGTACGCATCCTTCCCGCACCGCCGCATCCAGAGCATAAAACTGTTCCGCTCGCTCGCCGGATCATAGAACATGTAATTCGTACCCCCCGCCGGGATCCCCGCCGCCCTCACCACATGCACCGCCCTGGAAAACTTCGGAATCATCACGCTGATTGTCTTCTCAGCCACCCCGTAAAACCGCTCGCGCACATACCAGCGCGGCTTCCCGCGCAAGGTCGCCGCCACCTCTTTCGGGTTCCCATACGGATTATCGCTCGGATTGAAATACACCACCGCCTTCCGCGGATCCACGCACTTCAGCACCCTCGGCGTTTCCTCGAATACCCGCCCGCCTTTCTCCTCTCCCCGATCTCCTCTCCCCTCTTTCTCCAGCCATCCAATCACATCCTCCGGCACACTTTGCGGCACCAGCGGCACCCGCTTCTTTTCCACAGCCGCCCACAATTACCTGTATTCC